CGTGATCGTCACCCGCCAGTACCGCGCAGTGTCCGGACCGCCCGCCGGCTTCTCCCAATAGGCGCGGCCGCGTTGACTGGACGGCAAGACGCTGCCGGCGAGCAGATCAACCGCCGCATAGGCGTGGCTCGCGCCGGTAAATGGCCCCTGCGCCGCCGTCGCCGCGCTCACCTGCATCGTCCAGTCCGCGCCGGCCCCGGTGAGGCCGATCAGCGCCAGCGTGTCGATGGCGAGATCCGCGCCGAGATCGAGGATGAACGACTGGCTGGCCGACCCGGCGCTCTGCGCCTTCCAGACGACGCCCAGCCAATCGGTGAGCAGATCGGCTTTGTCGTAGCCGGCAAGCGTATTGGTGGCGCTCGCCACCGTCGCCGGGATCGCGCGCATGAAAATTGCGTTGGCCATGGAGGGTCCGTTCAGTCGTGGGGGCAGCGGGCAACTTCAATGCTGCGGCGGCAGTGACCGGGCGCCTCGCCCAGCCAGACGAATAGCCGGTCGATGATCCATTCGGAGATCCGTCCCCAGCGCTTGCCGGCCAGCGCCGCGCGGCCGACGCGCGAACTGATCGTCTCGTCCGGATCGCCGGCGAGCAGAGTGTTGAGGCCCTGGTCGAGCGCAATCGCGAGGTTGCGGAGGTAGCGCCTCACGCCATGGCGCCCGCTACGATGCCGCCCCAATCGACCTTTGTTGCATCGACCACCTGCCCGATATTCGTTCCCGCACGGACGGCAGCCTTGGCCCCAAGGCGCGCCTCGCGGATCGCACTGCCGATCGCGACCCATTGCGCGTGCATCCAGAGGATGAGGTCGGCCGCTTCCTGATCGCTGGCAACGGCATTGCCAGTGCGAGCGTCGATTGTCCCGGCGGCAACATCGGCCGCCAGCATCGCGAAGGGGCCGGGCTTTCCATCAACCAGCGCCCGTGCCTGTGCGACGGCCTCCTGATATTCCATCGCCTGCCCGGAACCGGGCGTGGCAAACCGGCTGCGCAGGGCCTCCGCCTCGGCATCAACCTGCGCACAGAGCGAATCCTTGACCACGTCAAGATTGAACGCCTCGCCACTCACCGCAGCATATGGGACTGCAACCACCGCCAGCGGCGGCACTATATTGGTGGCTGCCTCGATCGCGGCTTGCCCAAGCGGACCGGACCCGCGAATGCGGATATCGCCGGTGGTCGTGTCGTAAACGACATAATATTCGAGATTATCCATCTCTACCTCTTGACGTTCATGAGGGTGATATCGGCCTGCGACACGGTGACGGTGCCCGCCGCACCGCCAGAATTGATGACGACCGCAGTTATTGCGTAGGAATGATTTCCGGGAGCGGGATCATCTATGAACGTCCCGGCCCATGACGTGGTGGTAACGTCGAAATTGACATAGAAGGTCTTGATGTTGGTCCCGTCTCGACGGACAAACAGCCACAGGCGGCCGATGCCGCTGAGGCTCCCGTACAAATTGATGAACCCCAGCACTCTCCCGTCGCCGACGCTGATGGACGAGGGAAGCACCGTGACCTCGGTGTTGTGGACCGTGACAGGCGAGGCAAGCTCCGCATAAACGACGCTGGAGGCCGCATTGAGGGCCAGCTTGTTCGTGCCTACCGTCAGGTTCTCGATATTGGCGTTCTTGACCTCAAGGGTGCCAATATTGGCGCTGAGAACGACGGCGCTGCCGAGGAGTGCTGAGCTGTTGATCAGATCATATTGCGACAGGTTGCCGAGGGTCTTGACCCAGTTCGACCCGTTCCACCGAAACATTTCCTTCGTGGACGGCTTCACCCAAAGCTGATTGGCCGACGATGGCGCGCCGGGCGTCGCTTCCTGCACATAAGCGATAGCGTCCGCGCCCTTGGCTCCAGTGTCGCCCTTGTCGCCTTTGGCTCCCGTGTCGCCCTTTGCGCCCGTATCACCCTTCGAGCCCGTGTCGCCCTTGGCGCCGGCCTGCACGCGCACGACGCTGATCTTGTCGCTGATCGTCCCGCCGTCGCTGATCGACGCCGTAACGATCACGCCGGCAGTGCCATTGCGCGCTGCCGCGAATTGCGCCTCCGTCATGGTGACGCCGTCGCCCGTGGCGTCCGAGAGAAACGATGTCACCGGCGTGCGGGCGACGCTGTTGGCATCGGTGATCGACCAGTTCACCGTCGCTGCCGTGTTCTGCTTGTTGGTCGAGAAGGTCGTCGTCTGCGTTGTCGGCGAGGGTGCGCCGGCCGAATCATAGGCGATGGTCTGGCGGTCGGAAAGCAAGGTCAGCGTCTTGGCGTTGGCGCCACCTGTGGCTTTGGCAAGGCTGAACACCTTGTCTATGGTGAGTCCGGCATAAGCGCCGGTGCCGCTGGCGCGGATTGTCAGGGCCGCATCGGGCTCACCAGCATCGAGCCCGTCCGTGACGGTATAGGTCTGGCCCGAATAATTGACCGTGAGGGCGCGCGGATTGGCCTGCGTGGCAAGCGCGAACGATGCAGACACGTCCTCGGTGCCGATGAACACGCGGAAGTCGCCGCTCGCGCCGACGTAGCTGAGCACGTTGCCCGCCGCGTCGGCGGGGAGGCTGTGCATCTCGTTGGTCAGCACCGCATTCACCGCGTCCGACCCGCTGGTGAGGTCGATGGCGGCGATCTCACTTTGCTGGTGGACACGCACCGTTACCGCCGCCTGCTGCGCAAGGCGCCACCACGGCACGCTGACCGCGATCTCCTCCACCGATGCGACCGGCGGCATGGCGCTGCCGTCGCTGGCGAGCGTCCCGATCGGCGCGCCGATGGCGACCGGCTTGACCCGAAGCACGCCGAGCCAGTCGATCACCGGCACGGCGTTGACGCTCTGCGCGATCGACAGGATCAGCTCGCGCGCAGTGGTCTGCGCCGTGACGGCAACCGATTGATTGAACGGGACAGCGGCATCGAGGGCGTCGAGGTCCGCCACATTCACGCGGGCAAGCTGACCCTTGATCTCCGCGATCCGGTGGATCACCGAGCCGGGCTTACGGACCCAGCCCCGCGAGCCGCCATTGCTACCACGCACGTGCGCGGTGAGCAGGCCGAACGGCGGCGCGCCGGTGCGCAGGAACCCCTCCGCGAGGCAGGTTGCCCAAGCGCCGGGCGCGAGCGACACGGCCTTAAGCGCGGCGAAGGTGGCATAATCCCCCGATGACGCGCCGAACCGGCTGAGCTGATCGAACAGTAGCTCGACGCCCTCGATCGACCCGTCCGACACCATGAAGATATTGTCGACGGCATCGACGATGATCGGCTCGACGAAGCGCGGTGCGCCGAGCAGGAGCTGGCGGAGATTGCCCCTGATATCGGCGCCGCCATCCGCAGCGCCAAGGCCGGAGAACGTGCCCAGTAGCGGCTCATCGAGCCAGGCATCATCGCAACCGACCGAAAGCGTTGCCGCACCGCCCGCCTTGGCCGGTTGCTCACGCACACGCCCGTCGAACAGCAGCGTATAGCCGCCCCAGCCGGCCCCAAGATCGCCACGCCATAGGCGAAACCGCGCATCATAGAGCTGGGCGCCAGCGAGGCCGGGGACGGCATCGAGATTGACGATCATCTCGCCGGTGGGCGCCACAATCTGGCCGTCGAAGGATCCATCGAAGAAATCATAGCGCAGCGTGGGGAGCCGCTCGATTGCCGGCGCCCAGCGCTTGCCATCGAGATGGCAGAGTCGTTCGTCGTCATGACTGGCAAGGCGGAACGTGGCGGCGGTCGCGCCCGTCCAGCCATCGATCTGGCAGAGCATCGCCTTCATCCGAACAGCTCCAGCCCGGTCGTCTCCTCGTGGAAGTCCACTTCAATGCGGCCGACCAGATGGACCGCGTCGACATCATGCTCTCCATCGACCAGGCGCCAGCAGGGCAGTCCGGCGTCGAGGTTGGGCACGAGCACGTCGTGCACCTGCACGAGGAAGCGGCGACGGCCCTGCGTGCCGATCAGCGCGGCGCGCGCGGTGAGCAGCGTGGTGGTATCGGCCGCGCTGTCGCAATAGCCGGTCGCCGGTGCCTTGCTGGCGTCGCGCGCGTTCGGGAAGCGGGCGAGGATCGCGCTGTCCTGGACAGTGACAATTGCGGCCGCGCGGGTGGCAACCGCGATATCGGCGGGGAGCGCTGCCATATCAGTAGGCCCGTGCGGCTGCGAGGAAGGCGGACGAATTGTTGTTGGCGACCGCCGCCGCGAGCTGCTGGAGCAACGCCGTCTGCATCGCGAGCTGGCTGTTGGTCTGCTCGCCCAAATTGGCGATGGCCTGATTGGACTTGGCGATCGCCGCGCCGAACGGATCCTTGTCCTCGGGGCGTTGCGTCGCTGTGTCGATCTGCGCGATCGCCTTCTCGGTCAGCGACGTGATGAGGTCATATTGTGCAAAGAATGCACTGGTTGATCCGTCGATCTGCTGGCTGATGCCGAGCCAGTTCTGCGCGATCTTCTGGAAGGCATCGGTGTCGATCGACTGACCGGCGAGGATCGCCTGCTTGAACGGCTCCAGCTCGGCCGCTGCGTTGCGCTGCTGGTCCCGGAGCGAGAGCGGGCTATCGCCACCGATTTTCAGGCTTTTCAGGAACTCGCGCAACCCGTCGGCGCTGGCACCGGCGGACTTGAGCGCCTCCTCACGCTGGAGCTTGTAGAGCTGGCGCAGCTTGTCGATATCGTCGGCCGAGGCGCCGGCTTCCTTGGCGAGGTCTGCTAGCTGGCCGAACTTCTGGTTCACCTCGTCGAGCGCGGCGCCGACCGGATCGGTCAGCTTCTTGAGGTCCTTGAACGCCTGCTCGTAGGTCAGTGCCTTCCGCACGCCGGCTTCGACATCAGACGTGCTGGCGAGCAACCGCTGCGCCCCGGCGCTGATCCCCTTGATCGCCCCATCCTTGACCGCATCGGCCACGGCGAAAGCGATGGCAGCGGCCTGATCCTGCCCGAAATCGTAGATGCCATACGCCTGATTGTTCTTCGAGCCGCCCATCTTGGTGCCGCCCGTCACATTGACGCGATAGTTATCCTTGTACGTGCCGACCGAGACGTTGAAGCTGCCGACCTGGCCGCCGAACTGCTCGGCGATCCGCGCGAGCGTATCCTGCACCGATCCGCCCATGCTCGCGGCGCCCGTCGCCCGGCCGCTGTTGGTGCCGCTGGAGAGGATATCGGCCTGAGTGCCGCCAGTGATGACGGCGGCGCCCGTATTCTTCTTCTTGAACAGCCCGCCGACGAGCCCGCCAAACAAGCCGCCGACGATGGAACCGATCGGCCCGAGATTGGAGCCTATGATCTTTCCGATCGCACCGCCCCAAAGGCCGCCGATCGCGCCGCCGGTGCGGCTGCCGCCGGTCAGCTCGGCGGCTGCCGCACCGCGTCCGGCATTGCCCGAAATTTCCTTGAGCAGATCGCGGCCCTTGCCGCCGATCTGGCTTAGCGCAAACTCCGCTGCCATCTTGGCGATCGAGCGCCGGCCGTCACGGACGAACTTATCCCAGATCGAATCAACGCCGTTCGAGAACAGATCCTCGAACTCCTGCGCAAGGTCGCGCAGGTCGTTGTCATTCGCAGCAAAATATCGGCTGATCTGACCGTTGGTATGGCGCGCCAGATCGGCCGCCGCTTCCGTCGTGGCCTGCTGGAGCTTGAGCAGGTCCTCGGCGCGCGCCTTGCGGTCAACCTCTGCGCTGGCCATGGCTCGCAGCACCGCGAGCTGATCGAGCATCTCCTGCGTTACCTTGACGTTGGCGCCATGGATCTGGATCGTCTGCCCGACCGAAGCGGCCGATAGTTCGGGGAATTGCCGCGCAATGCGCAGCTGCGCCTCGGCCTGCGCCGCCGCTTCCTCGCCATAGGTGGCACGGATGCGCTCGATCTCGGCGGATTGGCGCATCTGCTGCACATTGTCGGCAAGGGATTTGGAGAGGGACTCTTCGGCTTTGCGGTCGCGCTCCGCCTCGCGCGCGGCCTGACGCGCTGCCTCCGCCGTCTCCCGTGTGGCTTTGCCGCTGGCGCTGCCGTTCTTCTTAAGCGCCTCGGTATCGCGGTCGCGCGCGGCGGTCAGCTTGTCCTGGCTCGCCCGATATTCGTCGAGCGTGATCTTGCCGGCGGCGTACTGACGTGCCAGCCGGCCCTCATCGTCGGCGAACCGCTCCTGGATGCCCTTGCGGGGGTCGGCGCGCGCCTCCGCGCCCCGGCGGACGATCGGGACCTGGGCGAGCCGAACGGCGGCGACAGCTTTCTGCTCCGCCTCCCGCAATATCGCAATATCGCGCTCGGTGGCGCCCTTGGCTGCGAGAGCTTGCTGGTAGCCGGCGGGGATTACGCCGACGATATCTTCACCGCCCATCCTCTGCAGGGAGATTTTCTGGTCGGCCTGGAATGCCTGCAGCGTGGCGATGGCTTCCTGACGCTTCGCGGTGGCGGCGGTGAGCGCGGCCGTGGCGTTGCGTAGTGTCTGGACCTCGGAATCCCGCGCCGACTGGATCTGCTTTCTTTGCGCCTTTTCGAGATCGTCGATCGACTTGACCAGCTCGTCGGTCGCCATGCGTTGATAGTCGATGGTCCCGGTCAGGTCGCTCGACGCTTTGTTGGCGTCGTCGGCGGCGCGCCCGGAGTTCAGCAGCTTCTCGCCGAGCAGGCCGATGATCGGGATCGCGACACCAAGCGCGATACCCCACCCCCCGCCGATAAATTTTGCGAACGTCGCAAAGCGGCCGGTTGTTGCGCCGGCCGTATTGCCGAGCACCTGCAGGGCGCCGACCAGTTGCGGCAATTGCAGTGTCGCCGCGCGCATGGCACTGGTTCCGCCGGCGATCTGGACGGTAAAGTCCTGCAACTGGAAGCCGACATTCTGCCAGCCCGCGCGCGTTGCGTTCGACATCGTGGCCAGGCGCTGTTGCGCATTCGCCGTCTGGCCCAACTCGGCCTGGAGCAGTTCGAGCGCGGCCACCTCTGCATGTGCCGCACGGGCCTGCTCCTCCATCTTCGTCGCGTGGGACTGTGCAGCCGCCAGACTGATCTGCTCTGCATGCGTGACGTTTTGCGTGGCGGCCTGCACTGCCGCCATGGCCGTCGCCAGGTTCCTGGCCGCTGCGGCTTGGGCGTCCGCCGCCGCCGCGCCGGCGCGCAGGCCGGGCAGATCGAGGTTGAGTACATCCCCACTCTGGGACGCACTCAAGGCCCGCTTGAGTATGTCGCGGATCTTGCGCTCGGCTGCGCGCATGCCGGGATCGAGCGCGGCATCGAACTTCCGGGGCAGATCTTTGCCGAGATCCTCGACGCCCTTGCCGAGTTCGCCCAGAGCCTGCTTCGTCTTATCGGCGAATTGCTTGCTATTGAGATCGAGCTGGGCCGTCAGTTTCGTGTCCATGAAACCTCCGTGCTCAATCGGTGGATGCGCGAGCGCCGGCCTTGCCTATCCGGGCGAGGCGGCGATCGAGGTTGGCGAAAAGCATCTTGCGGCGACGCTCGACCGCCGGCGCGATGGCGAACTTGTTGCCGAAGCGCTGGAACGGGATCAGCACGAAGACCGGCACGGCCGGCTCACCGGGGCGCAAGCTTGCCATCAGCACCTTGGCGCGGCCGTCCCGGCTCTCGATCTCGAAGGTTTCGACGTGATGGACCTGCGCCCATTGCCGCGCGGTGAGGTTGCTCACGCCGGCGCCGATGCTGGGCCGCGGGCCGGCGTGCTCGGTCGGGAAGGCCAGGAACATCGATTGCTTGGCGCGGTTGATGCCGGCCGAGGCGAAATACAGCATGGCGCCCTGCGAGCGGCTGCCGCCGTTTACAAAGACCGTGCCTTTCGGTGTGTATGATGGTTTGCCCCCCTTGGGCCGCACCTCGCTTTTCCAGGCACGCCAGAGCTTGCCGCCGGCAGCTTGTTGGGTCAGCTTCTCCAGATCCTTTTCGAGCGCGCGTGTCTCCTGGCCGACGGCGCCCGTCCCGGCGGTGAGCACGGACGTAATGAGCTGGTCAGCCGCGCGCTGGATGTCGCGCGGGTCGATCGAGAGCGCTGAACTCACGAGCTGCTCCCTTCATCCGCCATTCGGTCGAGAAGCGCGAACGCGTCCATCAGCGCTGCGGGCTGATCCTGCCATCCGCCTGGGCATGGCAGCGCAGCGTGGCCGCGCGTGCCGAGCAGCGAATTGACCGCTGCGGCACGCGACCGCGCCCACAGGTCCACCACGAACAGCGCCCAGCGCGGGACGGTCAGGCGGGGGTTTTCGGGGTAGACGACTCCGCCGATGATCCATCCGCCGCCGGCGACGGTTCGCCCGAACTCGAAATCGCCGGGTCGTCGGCGGATTTCGAGGGCGAGCCGGAGTTTTTTTCCTGCCCTCCCCCAAATTGGAGGTTCCACGCGGTCCAGCCGGCGACCTTCAGCACCGTAGGATTGATGGCGGCAAGCGGCGTGGCGTCGACCATCCCGTCGATCCCGCGCGAGAAGGGTGCGTCGACATTCTCCCAGCCCACGCAATAACGACGAAAGGCGACCAGCGGGATCAGCGTCTGCCGGCGCTGCTGCTGGGCCAGCAGGACGCGGTAGGGCGGCCAGGCCGTGGCGAGCTTGCTGCAGGCGTCGAGAAGAATAGCGCGCTCGCCTTCGCTCTCCAGCGTCTTGGCGAAATTCGCCTCCGCCAGCGCAATCAGCGTCTCCGCCGAAGTGCCGCCCAGCTCGCGCAAGCCCGAGACGATCGCTTCCTGCAGTTCGTGACCCCACACGTCACCGGCCTGATGTTCGCCGGCAAGGTCGGCCTCCATCAGCTCGCGTTCCAGCACATCGCCGCAGCGCAGCAGGAATTTGGGCGGATTCTTCTCGTTCTTCAGCCAGGACGGCACGAAGGGGTGCGGCGTGGATGTCGATGTTCCGATCATGGACGCCTCACCAGAAACAGAGGATCAGTTCGCCGTCGCGCCCGGTCGGGTCCTTGCCCGGTGAGGTGGCGGCATAGCTCTGCTGTTCGGTGCGCAGCGAGCCGCTGGTGCCCGGCGTGCTCTGCGCTGGCTGAATCTGCGGCAGCGTGATCGCCCAGCGATTATTGGCGCTGCCCATCGCACGCACCATCCCTGTATATTGGGAAGATGCGCCGATCTCGGCGAGGATATTGCGGGTGGCGACCAGGGTGGCCTTGGGGTCGACCTCCAGGCGCGGGGTGCGCTTGCCGAGGATCGAGGGGCCAAAGCCCCAATCGGTGTTGGGATCGGCGGGCGATTCCTGCTCGCTCTGCATATTGATCGCCCATTTGTCGATCGGCAGCCCCTTGCGGTTGACCAGCACAGCCGGATCGAGCCGGCTGACGCCCTGCACCACCATGGGGGCCGAATGCGCGGGCACCGAGACGGCCGGAACGGCCGCATCGGTCTTGCCACGAAAGACGCCCATCAGCTTCACCGTTATGAAGCCGGCCTTGGCCGTATCGCCGCCCCAGTCCGTCGGGATGCCCCGGCAGCCGGTAAACTTGAGCAGCGTCCCGTCCTCGTAGAGATAGAGCGTGCCCGATGGGTGGTCGGTGATGCGCGCGGTCGCGTCGGCCGGCGAGGTGCCGGCATAGGTCCAGTTGGCCGGGATCTCGGCGAGCGTGCTGCTGGTCAGCGGGTCGCCGAACAGGTCGACAAGGGTGGCAACCTTGCCGGCGGAATAATCGGCGATCATGCTGGTGCGCCCTTCGCCGGGAGCGCCGGCGCCGGAAAAGACCAGCGGCATCCCGCGATATTTCTGCGCGGTACCGTCGAACCCGGCGCCCAGCGTGGCGCTCGTCGCCGTGCCGGCGGTGAGGGCGACGGCCGCAATCGCCGATGTGAACAACGGCTTGAAACCGCAGGCGGCGTAAACCTCGTGGTGCGGGGGTTTCACCAGGGCAGTATAGGCCGCATTGGCACCCTTCTTCCGGAACCGGATGGTCACCTCCGCCGGCTGTCCGACGATCAGCGGCGCACCGGTAACGAGAGAGCCTGTGGCCTCGTTGCTGGTTTCCTCGGTGTAGGGCGAATTATAGCTCACCCCGTCCGCCTCGAAGGGGATTGCATTGGCCGCGGTCGGATTCGCGTCCTCGTTCTCGGTGGTCTCCAGCTTGAACAGCACGACGCTGTTGGCCGGACGAATCGTCTGGTCCATGAGATGGCTCGCTATGTTGGGGAGGGGTTAGGCGGGGTCCGGCTCGCCGCGGCGGGTCGGGAAGGTGATGAAGAAGTCCTGGGAGAAGGCGAGGCGCCGCTTGCTGCCGAGGTCGAGGCGGGCAATACGCAGGGCGCCCTCCCTGATTTCCTCGACCAGCGGGGAGTTGTCGCCAAAGGCCATGACCGCGTGCACCGTCTTGGCGTGGAGTGCGTTCAGACGGCTGTGCATGACGGTGCCGGCACCCTCGACGAACCCGTCGATCGAGAACGACATGTCGAAACGGGAGGTCGCTGCCTCGGTCTGCTCTTCCGGGTCCTGTCCATCGTCGATGATGTGCAGGGCGTCGAACTGGTCGGGATCGCCCGGCGGCATGCGCTCGATCTCGGCCGCGCCTGTGTCCGTGCGTAGCGCAGTCTCGATACCGGCGAAGATCTGCTCGCGGATTGCCGTCATGGCGCCGATTCCTCTACGGTGAGGATCCACGCATCGATGGAGCGGTGGCGATCGGGCTCGATGACGGTCCAGTTGCCAGTCTCATGCACGATCCGGTCGCCCTTGCGGGGCCGGCCGGGCAAATCGACGATGCGGATCTCGAACGTCATCCGCTTCGCGGTCTTGCCGGGGCCAAGGAACGCGCCCGCGTCGGTTTCGCTCGGGATCGCGGTGATCGGTTCGGCCGTGAGACCCGCGCCGGTGTAGGTGATCGGCTCCGCGAACTCGGCGTGGATGGCGTCCAGCTCGTCGGGCTCGAAGCTCATCGTGCGATCCGGTGGAGCTGGGCGGTCCCGTCCTTCAGCCAGGCGTCTGCCTGCTTGCTGGTGACGCCGGCAGACGGGATGTCGATCACCGTGCCGGCGCCGGCGAAGGTGAGCCGGCCCGGTTGCGCCTTATCGAGTGCGATGGCTTTCGGGGTGGTGAGGATGATGCGGCGCATCGTGCCCTCCTGTGGAAATGAAAAGGGCGGCAGCGACGCGAGGTGCTGCCGCCCTGGACAGAGGCCCGTGGCGATCGTCAGGCGACGATGCCGAGTTTCACCGGGCAGCTGGTGTCTGCGCCTGCCGCGGCCTGAGTGCAGACGCCGATCAGCGTGTTGCTCGTCGCGGTCGTCGTGCAGCGCTTGTTGGTATTGTCCCAATAAATCTTGGCCCAGGCCGTCCATGCTTCGCCGGTGTTCTTCTTCAGGCGCCACACATCGCGGGTGCGGGCCTCGACCGGCTTGCCGGACAGCGCGGCATTGAGCGCCACGGCGAACAGGGCGCCGACGAGGAGGCCGTCGCCGGGCTGAACGTCGTAGGGGGCAAGGACGGTAACGGTGTCACCGGGCTGAACGAAATTGCGCGCCATGGGCGATTACTCCTGTGGGGCCGAGCGGCGACGGGCGGCAGGCTTGCTTTCGGCAGTGGTCTGCGGCTCGGATGCCGGGGCGGTTTCGGGGATGGGTGGGGGGGTCGGCTCGACAGGTTCGGCCGCCTCGGCGAAGTCGGCGGTCACGTCGGTGGCGACGCCGGCGTCGATCAGCTTCTGTGCTTCGTCGTCGTCCACCGGCAGAGCGCCGTCGGACGGGAAGCGGAGCTGGCCTGCGGCATAGGCCGCGGCCAGCAAGACCACATATTTCATGAAGGATCTCCCGAAACGGAAAGGGCGGCCCGAGGCCGCCCATTTCCGTGTCATCATGATGGAGGAGGAAGCTTAGCCAGCGGCGCCCGGCTGCTTGTAGGCGGAGCGCCAGTTCAACGCGCCAACACCGTAATCGAAGCGGACCTTCCACTCGACGCCGTCAACGCGCCAGCCCTCCTGGCTATCGGTGAACGGCTCGGTGACGCCGTTGAGGAAGACGACCTCGATCGCCGGTGCCACGTCCTTGTCGGCGAACATGTAATAGGCCGTTCCGCTGAGGCGCGGCGTCGCCACGACATCCGAAAGCATGTTGCGGACGATGTTCGGCTTCTGCAGCTTGTTGACCGCATCCGGGTCATATTCGCTGCCGTTGACGACGTTGGCCGCGCCGCGCAGGGAGAGCGGGAACAGGCCGATCGACGGGCGAATGTCGAGGAACTCGTTGCCGTCAATGTCCTTCTGCTGCGCCATCGCCACGGCGATCGCGTCGAAAGCGGCGACCGAAGGGACTGCGCCGGCAGAGGCGAGGTTATTGTGATCCGCGTGGAACAGCGCCTTGCCGTCATTCATGAGCGGATTGGACGTGAGCAGCGCGTAGACGTCGACCTCCACGGTCAGCTTCGCCGCCCGGCCCAGATCCACGAGGATGTTGGAGAAGATCCCCATATCATCGTTGACGATCGCCTGGCGGGACAAGGTAACGATATTGCCCTTGGTGTCGGCCGAGATGGCTTCCTTCGCCAGATCGGAGATCGGCTTGTTCTTGAACTCGCCGGCCTCATTGACCTTTTCGAGCGCCCCGAACGTGCCCCGCAGGTAGCGGGTGTGCGGGCGGAAATCGACGACCGTGCCTGTGCCGCAGAAGCGCGACCAGGTATCGGGCGTCACGGCATAGGCTGCCTGTAGGATGCGGTGGGCGACCAGCTCGAACAAGATCGGGAAATCGCCGGTTGTCTGCGTGATGGCGCCAAAGCCCATGCCGGCCATATGACGGGCGTAGGAATCCGCCATCGACGGGTCGCGGGCCGTCATCGCGGCCTGGACGATTGCCTCGGGATTACGGCTGCCGCACGCGACGCCCATATTCGTCAGGGCCTCGCGGGCTAGGTCGGCGTTGCGTACGCCCCGGAATTCGCCGGGGTCGAGGTCGATCTTTTCGCCGCGCGCCTTGGCTGCCTTGGCGATGATGGGGGCGACGCCGGCCTTGACCATCAGCCAGGCGCTGGCGCCCTGGATGAACTTGTCGCGGGCGTCGACCGTCACGGCCGCGCGGCTATGGCCGATCTGTGTCTGCTCGCTGGTCTCCGCAAGCTTGTCGAGGATCTTCTCGCGTGCGCAGTCGAGCGTGGTGTCGCTGCCGATCAGTTCACTGATGAACGTCTCGTCCATCCCGTGCTTCTTCCCCAGCGCCCGGATGCCCGTGGTCCGGTCGCGCTCGACCGCGACGGCCTTGTCGACATCGGCCTGCGTAAGGGCGACGATGGAAGTATCAGTCTGCGAATTGGGCTTCTTGCCGGCGGGGTCGCTGTTCGCCGCCGGATTTGCCGGATTGGGCATGTGGGTCTCCTTGGGAGGTTGGTGAGCGGCGGCTGCCGTTCGGAGGCCCCGCGCCATCGCCACGGGGGAGATGAGCGGGCTTTTCTCGGGCGCGTTGCGGAACCCGAAAGGCTTGATGAAACTTGCGGCGACGGTCATCGCCTCGGCGACCGAGGTGACGAAGCCCTGTTCCAGCGCCTCGGCGCCGGTGAGCCAGGTTTCATTGTCGAGCATGGTGGCGAGCGTATCGGCCGCGATGCCGGTGCGCTTGGCGTAGATACCGACCAACTGCCCCTTGATCTTGTCGAGCTGGTCGGCCTTGCTGCGCAGCGCTTCAGCATCCCCGCAGGCGCAATCCCACGGATTATGGATCATCATCAGGGCATTCTCGGCCATGACGATCTCAGTGCCGACCATGGCGATGACGGACGCCATCGAGGCTGCTAGCCCATCGATATAGACGGTGACCTTGCGACCTTCACGAACCTCGCGGTCGATCGCGTTGAAGATCGCAAGACCCTCCATCACATAGCCGCCGGGGCTGTTGATGCGGATATCGAGGTCGTCGTCGCCGGCCGCGATCGCCGGGACCAGCGTGGCGGCATCGAGGCCGTCCCACCAATCGCCGACGATCCCGTAAATCAGGATCTCGGTCATGCTATGGCCTTTCGTCGCCCTTGCCGGGCTTGGGTTGGGAGGGGTTGCCAACGGCGGTGACGCGCCGGGGGTCGCAGTCCAGGATCAGGCCCAGCTCGTCGAGCCGGCTGAAGTCATCCGCCAGCTCTTCAAAGAACAGGTCCGGGTCCTCGCCATTTTCGCGGACGACCTGGCTCAGTGTCTTCTGGCCCGAGCGGATCGCATCGCGGTTGGCTGGAACCTCTTCGGACGGATTGAGCATCTCGTGCTTGGGCGGAGTCCAGCGGAGCGTGACGCCGGCGATATCGTGGCCTGCCAGCTCGGCGGCCTCTAGAAACCAGCGTTCGACCGATGCGCAGAACTGCGGGATGAACATCAGCCACTGCCAGGTGCCGATCGCGCGATTGAAGGTCAGCCGGCCAAAGCGCCCGCTGATGAAGCTTACCTGGCTGAGATCGCCGGTGAGGATCTCGTAGGGGATGCCGAGGCCGGCCGAGATCGCGCGATGCGAGACGCGCGAATAATCCATGTAGCCGTCGACGCCGGGCGGATTGGCATGCTCGATGCGCTGGCCGGGGCGCAGATACTGGACCGTGCCGCTCTCGACGAAATCGAGCCGATCGCCCTCGCCATCTTCGCCCTCGTCGGTCCCGACGCCGATCTGCTCGCCGCTGCCATCGTCATAAACGAACACGCTGTAGGCGGACGCGATCTTCTGGCGCGTCAGCTGCGCGTCCTCGAAATCGCCGAAGTCCTTCAGGCGCAAGATGATGGGTGCGAACCAGCTGGCGCCATGTTCCTGCTCCGGCCGATCGGCGCGGAAGACGTGGGCGACATCCGATGCCGGAATCAATGTCGAGCTGCGGTCGTGCGCCCGTGTCGAGCCGGGATGACTGGAATAGAGCCAATAGCCTTCGCGCTTCCCGGTCGGTGAGAACCGGATGCCGTGGATCTCATACGGTCCGTTGACGCCGGGAACCTGCCCGATCGGGCCATGTTTCGAGCCGTCGATATAGTCCGCTTCGAGCAGCTGCATCTGGAAGGGCAACGGCAGCCCATCCGATTTTCTTCGCCAGCGCCGGCGCAACAGCACGGCGCCGCCGACGGCGATCGAGCGTGCGGCCTGGAGCTGCAGGCCGTAGAGGTCGCACCGCCCGCCGGCATCGCAACTTGTCTTATCGAAGTGCGACCGTGCGAGATTGTTGAGGTCGACATCGAGCTTGCCGTTGCGCAGCACCTGAAAGGTGATGCCGGTGCCGATCATGTGCTCGGCGATCTTGTTGGCGCCGGCGTGCGCCCAGGGATTGTTGCGATCAAGGTCGCGGGCAATGCTGCGTAGCAGCGCCTGAACCTCGGGAGTCAGTTCGCCATTGGCGTCCAGGCGTGTGCGGCGCCACCCCGCGGCGCGGCGACCCAGCGTTGCCCCGTCATAGGCATTGCGTGCCCCGGCGCGACCTCGCCCGCCGATGCCGCGCTTCGGGGGGCGGGGGCCACCGGAAGCGGGCGGTATCACTGGCTGTGGTATTGATGTCGCGCCGAGCAGCAATTCGCGAATGCGTTGGCCCAGCCCCATCAGAGGCCGCTCTTGTAGTAAGGGGTGCGTCGCCGACCCCTGCCGCCGACCGCCTCCGTCTGGATCTCGACTGCGGCGGCAATGACCTTCTCGGCGGCCAGCATTTCGGTCAGTGAATGATATTCGCGCTTGCGGCCGTCGGCGAAGGTCACGGACTTGATCCCGCGCGCGATCGCGCCGCGGATCCTCTGCAGGTCCGCCTCGGTGTAGGATGCCATCGTCTAGCGTCTCCGCGAGGTGTAGGGGTTCGGCCGCTTGGGACGGCGCACTGGCGATCTGGCCTGCGTCGCGGGCAGTAGTTCCACCGGCGGCCGCTCGGTTGCTTCTGTGCTGACCGGCGTGGGGGGCTTTATGGCGCGATCACCGAGCAGCTTTTCCCACTGGCGAGGTGTCAGCCGATCGACGCCGATGCCGATTGCGACCGCGCGGGCGTAAACGGCATTATCGAGCGCTTCGTTGCGGTCCCGGACCTTATGCCATTCGCGCTTGAAGCCGCCGGTCCGCAGCTTTGTGATGCGCAGCTCCTCCGCGACGAGCTGCTTGATCCACTCATCACTGGTGCCGTCCGGCAGGAATACATAGCCCTCGGGATAGTCCTCGCCGTCGACTGGCCGGTCTAGCGAGAGCTGTCCGTATAGCTCCAGCTTCAGCATCGATGTGCCGATGTTCCAGAGCCGGACGCCCTTCTTGATCTTGCGGCCCCGGACGGTGATATCCTGCCAGCTCGGCGCGCCGATCGCCTGCGACATGGCGAGAGCGTCACGCCCTTTCACCGCCATCACGAACCCTGGATGCCGTCGCGCCCAGGTATAGATCTCCATCGTGTTCTCACCGTCGCCGGTGTCGACGGCCGCGCGGGTCAGCCGCAGCGCGCGCCCGTCCTCGGTCAGCCATTCGCGCGCTAGCTCGGTGTCCAGCTTCTCCCAGGTGCTCTTGTCCGGAATCGCGCCGAACACCTCGATGCGCTCCACGAACGCCCGCCTGCGACCGGGTCCGAAGGCCCACACATCGCAGTCAAGCCGCCCGCCGCCGCCGCGCTGCACATCAACGGATGCGATCAGCAGGCCCGTCCACCCCGGCGGCGTGCCGAGTTTCATGGTGCGCTCACGGCGATCGTAGAGCCGCTGCCATTCCGGCGCCTCGCCGCGCTCCTCCCAGGCTTCGCCAAGAACCTGGTTCACCCAGGTCTTGAGCAGATTGGGGTCCTTGTGGACCTCCAGGAACTCGCGCGCGATTTCGAGCCATGCCGCACCCTCGTGCTGGCTGTAGGCGGCCCAGATATGGAACGATCGATGGCGGGGGCCGGCCTCGGGGTTGTGGGCGCGCCATTCGCCGGCGGCATCCATGGCCGCTTTGAACGATTCGTCGATCTCGCAGCCGTTGACGCACTGGTACCAGGCGCGCGTTGGCCTATGTTTCGGCGTCCATCGGATCCCGGCTCCAGTACCGTCGCCGAAGACAAGCGTCTGGAATTCGCCGCAGTGGGGGCAGGGAACGTAGCGATATTCCTGCGTGCCTTGCTCGAACAGGGCATCGATCCGGCTGAAGCCCTTGGTCTTGGGCGTCGATCCGGCCGCGCTGAACCTGCGCGGAGAGGTGAGGTTGCGCTTGAAGGCGAGACGAGCGGGATCGCCCTCCTCGCGAGCCGACCATGGGTAGCCGTCCGGCTCTTCGAGCAGCACGTCGTCGGCCGTGACGCGCCGGAACTCCTTCGGGCTGTTCGCGCCCTTGATCTGGATCCAGCCACCTTTGTAGCGTTTGGCGCGGATCTGATTGTCGCGGTGCCTGGCCTTGAACGTGGCCACCTTGCGGACCGCCGGCCATTGCAGCACCGGATCGAGGTCGTCGCGGCTATATTTCTCCGCGTCGTCGATGGTGGGCTGGTAGATCAGCGATCGGGCAGGATCGACGCTGATCCGGTAGGCGAGGAAGCACTGAACAATGGTCGAGTAGCCGATGCGACTGCTCTTGCGGACGGTGACCTGCGGGGTCTCCGGGTCGGTAAAGGCGTCGGCGATCCCGTTCTGAAACGGGAACGGCCGGAACTTGCTGCCATCGTCGAGGCGGCCTTCGTCCGCCATCCAGGCGGAGAGCGGCACGCGCCGGCGCGGTTTGAACGCGGTGAGCCAGGTGCGGACGGCGGCGGCGAGTTCGGATCCCCGGACCCGGAGCTGGTCAATCGCCGGCTTCGCCTGCTTCGCTGCCATCGATCAGCCCGCCAGTCTGCTCCTGGACGCGGGCCATGCTGAGTTCGTCGAGCGCGTCGGCGATCGCGTTGTCGATCCGCTGCCGCAATTTCGCATCGCTCTTGGCGACGGCCGCGCCGACCAACTGCAGCCGCGCGACCGCGGCGGCGATCACGGTCATGACGGCGAGCGTCATGTCGGGCAGCGAGGCCAGCTCCTTGCGCCGCTGCGCATTATCCATGGCCTTCGCGTCGGCCTGCTCGCGCGCCAGGCGCGCGCGCTCAACCTCAAGTTTCGGCGCGTCGCTGTCCTGATCGCCGACCTTCAGGTCGATCCAGGCTTCGAGATTCTCGGCCCAACTGGCGCCGTCCGCCGGCATATCGCCCTGCGAACGCAGCTCGCCGATCCACCGGCTTGAGACGCCGAGCAGCGCCGCAAGTTGCGGCCGCGTCGGCTCGGAGAGGTCGATGTCCATCCACTTCCCCGTCTATCAAGCCGGAAACGGCCAAAATCCGCCACTTTTCGAGGCAGGGAGGAAGAAGTTGGCACCATCTCGCGCCTAGAAATCTTCTGCGCCTTTGCCCCCCGTATGTTGGGCCGGCCGGAAAGGACCCAAAGGGGGGTGGGGGTGGCCGGCCGACTGGCCACCCCGGTGGCAGGCGCTGCCGCGCTGCCGGCCTCGGGCGCCACAAGGGCGCGCCGGAACGCCGTCCTAGACGGCGGTCGGCCTCGGTTTCATGTCGTGGGTGCGGCGCGGCCGTGCCGGGAATGAATGCACGCCAGCCCCGCATCAGATCGCGCATCATGCCGACCAGAGCTAATGCGCCATCCTTGCCCACGACGCGATGTGGCGAGGGTCAGCCCGCCGCCACATCGATCGAGATCGCTTCCCACCGCGCATCGCCGGACGGGCGCTGATAGAAGCGGATGTAGCGCTTCGATCCGATCACTCGGAAGCTATCACGGATCGCCTGCATGGCCTTGCGCCACCGCTCATCGGCGATCTCCAGACGGAGCAGGCCGAGCAGATCGTTGCGGTTGATCTGTCCCTGCTGGTCAACGTCGAAGGCGCGATTGATGATAGCGCGTATCTCGGTCCGGCTATCGGCCGACCATTCGCGCAGGCAATCGTCGACCAGCCCTTTGGCAACCTGCAACTCGGGGCCGAACAGGATATGCTCGGCCACGGCGACGACGATCTTGAGGCGCCCATCATAGGACGTGAAGGTGAGATTGCCCTTCGACCCGCCCCGCCGCGCCCCATACTCCTGCTCCAGCAGCGCAACAAAGTCGTCGACATCGTCGAAGCTGTGCTGGCGAAAGCGGGCAATCTGCGCAGAGAGAGGGAGGGCAAAGCCTATGATCTTGCGGACCAGCTCGTCCTGAAGCTTGTCGATCGGCTTGACGGCGCCGTCCGGGATCAGGCCACCATCAGCGTTGCGCCAATAGCGCTGGCCGTCGATATCGCGGCAACCATCGGGCGGCGTGTCGGGGGCAGTGCCGGCCTCATCCATGCTGCAGTCCTTTCTTGGGGACGTTATGCAGCACGGCAGGGAGCCGGGTCATCCGTGCCCCCTCCAGCTCGTCCAGCACGGCTTGCAGCCATCGCCGGGTGACAGGGATGGCCTCATTGCCATTCGGCCCATAGCTGGCCTCGCGCCGCAGCGCGTCGATATCGATCATGCCTGCACCAGATGGGCGGCCGCCGCCGGCCCGCGCACTGTCACGAGCATACGGCCGGCGATCGCCTGGACCCGTTCCTCGACATCCTCGATCGAGCGCGCCTCGCGGCGATCGAGGCGAATATCCTGGATAAGCGTGTCGAGATCATGGCTCGCCGTTTCGAGCGCATCGGCGATGGAGCTGCTGGTCACATGGACGATCCCTGACGGGCGCGCACGCCGGCCCAGGGGGTGGAGACCGGCGAGCGCTAGGCGCAAATATGGCGGGGTCGATTTAGGCCGGTCCGTGACCGTTCCGGCAGGTCCGATTCCGTTCCGCTCGGGAAAATTTCCATGCTCCGGGGGAGATTGCTACGACGATGCGCAAATATATGCACATTTCGCTTGCGGCGATACCCGACAGTGTGTATATATATGCGCATGGAACGGGACAGCAAAAAGATCGTGAAGCGGCTCCTAAGCGAGGGTTTCGAGGAGGTCAGCCAGAAAGGGTCGCACCTCAAGCTCCGCAAGGGTGACATGATCGTGATCGTCCCGCACCCGAAGAAAGACCTGCCACTCGGCACCGCGCGGAACATCGCGAAAATGGCGGGGTGGATTTAACCGCATAAGCCAAGGAGGGCAGAAATGCGTGTGTTTTACGGGATCGTCCACAAGGACGAAGACAGCGCCTACGGCGTGAGCTTTCCGCAGTTGCCGGGCGTCTTCTCGGCGGCCGATGCGGACGAGGACATCGCTTTCAACGCCGGCGAGGCGCTGGAACTCTATTTTGAGGATGCGGACGAGGTCGATGCCTGGCCGGTCGAGCGTGTGGTTGAGGCCGCGCGGGACGATCTGGCGGCCGGTGCGTTTCTCGTCGCCGTGCCCCATGTCAAATCGACCATGAAGCCGGTGCGGGCCAATATTTCGCTGGATAGCGGGCTGTTGACCGCGATTGATGTGGCGGCGGGCGATAGAAAGCTGACGCGCAGCGCGTTTATTGCGCAGGCAGCGCTCTACGCGATCCGGAACAATATCTAGGAAGCACAAGCCTGCGGAGAAGCCGGAATGATCGTCACAATCTACCTATCGACTAGACAGGGGTCGAAGCCAGAATTTCAATGCCGGCGCGAGATGGACGCGCTGCCATCAGTTGGGAGCCATCTTGAGATTTCAGGCCATGAGGCAGGAGAAATGTTACGCATCAAGGTCAATGCCACTAGTGAAAAATGCCCCAAACTATCTGCCCTCGTTGGCGACGAAGGCGTTTGGGTGATTTGCCAAGAAGATTAACGGTACCTCCTTCAGGCTGATTGCCCCCGGCGCGGCTCGTGAGGGGCGGTGAACGTGAACCACCGGCGGAATGCTTGCGGCATTGTGCGGTGGGGCGGGCGGTGCCGCACCGCGCAGCGCGGGCACAATTCGACCGCGCCGACATGGAAAAGCGCCGCATCCGCATAGGCGGCGCCGCAGGCGCTTACCGCCCAGCGCGGGTTGTCGGGATGCAGGTAGAACCAGTGCGCGACCGCGCCGATCTGGCCGAGCGTGCACATGCGCATCGCCGCCCATTGCGGTTCGCCCAGCTCGACCCGCTCGCCATGAAAGGGCGGGATCCCGTTCACAGGATCGGCGCCTGCGCGTCCGCCAGCGCGGCCGGGTCGATATCGCGGCGTGCATCGGCATAGACGGACTGCCAAAGCTCCAGCGCCTGTACGAGCAGCTGGCGCGCGCGGCGGGCACTCATATGGTGGAGCGCGGCGGCGGCGGCGATGCCGATGTCGTCCAGCACGATGGTGAGCGTCAGCGGCCCGGCCGGGCCGACCTGTCGGCGCCAGCGGCTATAGGCTGCCTCAATCCTGACGCGGCCCAGCGTCTCGAAGAAAAAACCGCCCCGTGGCGAGCTGTCCACCCGCGTCTCCAGGCTGGCGGTCCGAATATCGACGTCGCGCATCACCAGCTGCGCCGCGTCGCCGATTTCCGTGCCGGCGCACAGCAATTCCGCGTCGATCGCGCCGGATTGATAGAGTCGGGCAAGCGCGCCCTGGCGCACGTGGCTGGCGTGCTCGTGGGTTTCCGGCGTGCCGTTGCGCTTGTGCGCCCAGCGCGCGCGGGTCGCGATGTTGGCCTTGCGCAGCGCCCGCTCCTCGGCCGCGCGGCCCGGATGCCGCTCGGCCCAGGCGGCCTTACTGGCGGCCGTGCGCTCCTCAGCCGCTCGCTGGAGCGCTGTTTTCGGCTTGCGGTCCGCGCCGGTGATGACGCGCAGCGCCGGCCGCCGTGCTTTCGATTTTTTCCTGCCCATGTGGCGTGGGAATATGATCGAGCACCGGCACGCCGGGGAGGCCCGCTTTCGTGACGACATAGCCGGCCGAGGCGAGCCGGCGCATCGCCTCCTCCTCGGCGGAAATCGGGCGGATGCTACGCGGCACGCCCGGCGTGCGCGCGATGCGGCCTTCGCGGTGCAATTTCTTCACGGCATCGATGGCGCGCCCGGTGCTGCAATTGAGCGCGGCCGAGATCTCGCGCGTGCTGGGGCCGACGCCGTGGCGCGCATAGTAGATCTCGATGAAGGCAAGCGCCTGCAACTTGCGGCTCGCCATCGTTGGCGAGAGCGGTGGCGCCGCCGGCCGGCGCGGATCCACTGACATGGCGGTAAATCCTCACGATCCCGAGCGGAGGACATATCGGGAACGCTGCGATAAAGCGAGCTTTTGTAAGTGGTTGGCGCGCGCAGATCAGGAACCAATCTGATCTCTTTTCGTTTGTTTCGTATATTGCGTTTATTTCGGATATAGGATAAGGGAGGAGCCAGATGCGAGGAGAGCAACCATGGCTGCATTGGCTGTGAATCTTGAGGAGATACATGAACCCAGTGTCGAGGATATCGATGCCGCGCGACTTGCCGCGCGACAATTGGCCAATCTGAATGCAGGAGTATCGATAAAGTTCAGTGCCGAAGGAAAGGAGGCAGCGGAAATTGATCCTATCACGCTGCCTGCAAATATCTTTCGCACGATTATCAAGATGTTGATTGAAATGGGAAATGGCAACGCGGTCGCTGTAGTTCCCGTAAGTGCCGAATTGACGACCCAGCAGGCGGCTGACTTGTTGAATGTGTCACGGCCCCATTTGATCAAGTTATTGAAAGAAAAGGAAATCAACTATCGTATGGTGGGCACCCATAGAAAGCTGCTCGCCCGCGACGTTCTGACTTATCGAGACAAAACCGTTTACGCACGCAGGGATGCTTTGGCTGAGATGGTGAAGCTGGATGAGGAGTTGGGACTGACCGACGATGAGTGCGTTGGGGAGCGTGGCTGAAGCATGTTGGTAGGTCGCTATTCGGCGTTTCTGGACGCGAACGTGTTACATCCGGCCTTTCTTCGAGGGCTGGTACTTTGGTTTGCAGATGCGCGATTGTTGCGGCCTGTCTGGTCGAAGCACGTTTTGGAGGAGTGGCGGCGTAGTGTGAAGCGTCGCCACTCCGACATTGATGATGATCGCCTTGACCGGCTCCAGTCATTATTCACTGGGCATTTTCCCGACGCAGAGGTCTTTGGCTACGAGCCGTTCATCGACGCTGTCGAGTTGCCGGATGAACACGACCGCCACGTATTGGCTGCGGCGATAGTCGGCCGCTGCAACGGCATCGTCACGGCAAATCTGAAAGATTTTCCAGAAGACGTGACGGGGGTGTTCGGCATTGAGGTCGTCCACCCTGATGATTTTATCGTCAATATTATCGATTTGGACGAGAACAAGGCGGTGGCAGCATGCAAACGCCATAGGGAGGCTATGTCAATTTCCCAGCCTGACATTGAGACTTATCTTCAGTTTTTTGAGCGCTGTGGTCTCATTCAAGCGCGCCAGCGACTGCTGGCGCACCGGGAGTTAATATGAGCGATATCACGAAAAAGGGGCACGGAATGAACCGCACCCCTCAGTAAATGCCTTGATCAGAATGCAGCCCCTGTGACGGGTGAGCTATCCTGAAGCCGGCCCTAGTAAGCGTCGAAATAGGCGCATTCGGTTAAGGAAGCAAGAATGTCGGGCTGCCAAATATGAGGTTTCGCTTTGAGGCCCTCGACTCCACCGCCCGGAAAACGGGCAGTGTACGTCAAGTGGATCACGCGGGGCGGGAAGCGCATTTACGCAAGCCAATATGGCCTGCGCGCCTTCCGCATCTGGGTGGACTGACGACACTGGCGACCGATCGTCGCTGACTTCAAACGGGCCGCTTCCGAATATCGGGGGCGGCCCGTGGCTCGTATTCGTGGCGAAAAAATATCGGCGAGCCGCACATCCTGCAAAACCGTTGTGCATTGCGTTCAATTTTTAACGTTTGTTCTCGTTCCATGCGGCTGCGTAAACCGACCCTCGTTTAAGAGGGGGGAATTTTTATGAGATTGTCTGTTGCCGGGCTTCTGGCCCTTTTAGTTGCCGTGCCGTCATTCGCCCAGCAGGGAGTCGTGGTTCCGTCGTCGTCGCCGGCGCCCGCCATTGCCGCGGCGATCCTGGAGCCGTCACCGGGCTTGGACGTTCTACGCGCCGGCACAGAGATCCCGCTTATCGTGCGCGAGGAACTGACGACCAAGAAAAAGAAACTGCGTGTGGGTCAGCGCTTCCAGATGGAGGTGTCCGCCGCCGTCGTGCAGGGTGGTGTGACGGTCATTCCCGCGGGCACCCCGGCTGTCGGTGAAATTACTGAAGTTCGCAACAAGGGCATGTGGGGCAAGTCCGGCTATATTGGCGCGCGCGTTGTCTCGCTCCGCTTGGGTGATCGTCATATTCGTCTTACCGGCACGTTTGACGACAAGGGCGTTACCGGCACTGGCGGCGTCGTCGCTTCGATCGCTCTGGTCCCGCTCGCTGGCTTCTTCACCACCGGGACGAGCGCTTTCATTGCCAGCGGTTCGGCGGTTAAGGCTTTTCTCGATGAGGATGTGCAGTTTCGGGTTGTAGCTCCGGCATCGCAACCCTTGAGTGTTCCGGTGAGCGCTACGCCCGCTCAATAGGGGGCACACCGCAGACCTGAGGATCTTTTCCTCCAATCCGCCGCCCTCCCCCGAGGGCGGCCTTTCCTAATTCTTTGACCCCCCCCCGCGATAACCGCCGCGGGCCTCATGAACCGTCTCGGACGGTTTCACGCCTCCCGCCATCGAGCGTGCGATGTGCATCAGGGCACGCCGGTCGGCCGGAGCAAGTTCCAAAAACCGGCGGTCACCCGCTAATTCGTTCGGACCAGGAGGCCAGAGACAGAATCTCTACTCCAGCGGCCTCGGCCGCCCGCAACTTTCGGCCGCCGGCCTTTTCACCAACGACGAGTGCCCGCGTTTGGAAGTTAATCATGCCGGCTGCTCGCCAGCCATGCTGTTCGGCCTGCGCTACAAGTTCGTTACGGCTGACCGAAAATGTGCCGGTGAAGACCACGCACGGTCGCCGCAGCATGTCCTCCTCGGAAATGCCAAGGGCGGCGTGGCGGGTTGATTTGGTTGGCGC